TTTAATTCAGTTTAAAAGTGTTATTAAATCCTTCAATCACAAAACTCGGCTCAATGGTATTAAGAGTGCTATGCGGCTCTTCTTTATTGAGTGAGTTAATTTTATTTAATGGCGGTGTGTAGCTATTGCTACCAAATAATACCGCACTTACCTCAAATACTTTTTGCTCTAAGACTGCAAAGAAATACCCTGCTTCATCTGCTTCTTCTTTGTTGATTACCTCTGGGTAATACTTTTCCCACATTGCGTAACCTTTTTCATCCTTTTGGTCATTTACGCACATTTCAATCTTTACATACTTTAACCCGATAGAGTGCTGCTTAATTTCGCCCTCTTCATAAAGCATCTTCATTTTAGCATCATAGCAAGGATCTACTTTAAATACCAATGCTTCGGTAGTGCCTTCGGCTTCGTATCCTAACTGCTTAATAGGCATTGTTCGCACCTCTACGCCCAGGTTCTTTCCTATTATACCTTTTGGTGTGTGGTTATGGTTTTCTAAGAATGGTGCGTATTTGGCTGCTTCTTGAACTGTCTTATCATAGCTGCCACGAATTGAAACATCCATATGGCTATCCATAAAACCGGCAGAGTTGCCTACTATTTCAAAAATGGAACTTTTATAGGCTTCTACTTTATTAGCTGATTCTTTGCTGATGGTTGCGGGAAAGTAAACTGGATCAGCCCATTTGATTTCGCGCTTTTTAGCCTTTAGTATATCCTCTTTATTTTCAAGAATAAAGGCTTTGCGCTCTTCGGGGCTATCTATGTTTTCCAGTTCTTTTAAAATCATTTTTCTACAATTTCGCCTTTTTCTTTAGCCTCCATCTTTTCTTTATGACGCTTTAAGACTTCTTTCCAGTCTATGACCTTGCCTTTATTTTTAGCGTCTTTGTCGCTTTCTGACATTGTATCGGTAAACATTTGCACCAAAATTAAATCTAATCATACCTTAAAAATGCCAAATGTGCTATATTAGCACCAAAACAGACCAATGAGGCAAATGCCAATAATTAAGTTTACGGTAAGTGACCAGATGTGGGAGGATTACAAAAAGATATGTACTCGCAAGAATCAGTCTATGGCTTCTGAAGGTAGAAGGCTTATTGAGGAGTATATAAAAAGGGAAGGATAACTACAGCGGTCTAACGTAACCAACATTGCATCGGCAGTTAATCACTTCTTCTGCCGGTGCGCCCTTTTGGTTTGGGTATAATAGCCCATTGCTAAATGGTTCGTCTGGTCGCAATTTGCGCCTTTCGCCAGCTATGAACCTGTGGCTATCTCTTGTGGCTTTATCTAAAATAGCAATCCAAACCTTATCAAACTCTAACCCTGTGCTTAGTGCGCCTTTATGACTACCAAAGCTGGCTGCTGCTCCAGTTTCTGTTCTGGCTATAACTTCCGCTCTAAATAAACGCTTACGCCATTCTTTAGGTATCTGCTTACGCATTTCTCGGCTGTATTCATCTATGCCCCAGCCCTCTTCTAAACCTTGGCTAATGATGTTTTGAATAATACGCAGCGCATCATCTCGGCTGGTTTCTAATATGGTTACAATATCATCAAGGGCATCTTCTCTAAGATATCGCTGGATAATTAGCTGCCACAATTCTAAAAACTCTTCATCATCTTGCTTGGTAGTCATTATGCCATAGCTGCTTTTTAACCCTTGCGCCGATGATCTTAAAAAGTCTAAACCGACCTCATAATGCAAATCGGTAAATACTTTCTCTATTTCGTCTTTAGTAATTAGTGTGTCAAGCTGGGTTACAACTATGCGCGGATCTTGCGCTTGATTGATATAATCTAAAACTGGCTTAATCTGATTTGCCAATGCACGCCTAAAACGGCGTATGTACTTGCGCTCGTAAGCAAGTTTCTTGCGGTCTTGTTTTCGCCAGTATGCTATTAGCTGTCGTTGATTCACATTGCAAAGGTAACACTATTTGTAAGGTGCGCCGATTGGCCTTAATTCCATATTAAGGCCAGTAATAGTTGTTTCTTGGCTGGCATCTATAAAATTAGGATAGTCGCTAAACTTGTGTAATATCTTTAGCCCTAACTTCTTTGCTAATACTTGTTGCACTTGGTCAGGGTTGCTGATTAGTTCGGAATAATAAACAGTAGCTACAATGTAATCACGATAATAAAATGCCTGTGCTACTGATTCGTAATATCTGGATTCGCTAACGTAGCCATGATCGGAAGCTAATACCTGGTCTTTATCGCGAATAATATTAACCACTTTTACATCGTTATTCTTGATTAGCTTTAGTTGCTTCTTTACATCTGGCGCATAAAGTTCTGAACTAAAAATGCTATCGTGTGTGCGCTTGCCTACCTCGTAGCTGCTTTCTATAAAGTCTTTTAAGCTTATTTCTCGGTCATTACATACCGATACCTCAAAGGCATTAAATAACCTTCTTAAAAGCGTTGTACCGCTTTTGGCGCATCCGGTAATAAATATCTTCATCCTATAATGCCAGCGTAAATTGAATAGATAATAGCCACAAAGATTATAAATAAACAAACTTGACTAACAGAACGCCAAAATTCGCGCCTTTCACTTGGATCATATTTCATTGGTTAATCTTTCAATAATGTAATTATAAGATAGCCTATAAGGATCGATAATGTTTACCCTGTGTATTGCTTCTTCTTTGGTTACATTGTTATTGCCTTGGCATATTGGGCAAGCCTTTCTAATTCCTCGGTGATGTCCTGTTGGGCATTTCATAGTTTGCAAAATTAATTAATGTTTATAATCCGCCATTGAAACGGCAAATAACATTCGCTAAGGCTGCATTAAAACGCACCTTAGCTTGGTGTTGTGGTGCAATTAAAAAAGACGTGCCTGTAGGTTTGGCTTATAACTTGCATCATACCTACTGTTTTCTCCTTTTGGGTACGGCTTTATTTGAAACAGCTTGTTTCTTAATAAATCCTTTTTTTGCTTCTTACTTCCAATGAAAAACACATATCTGTTTTTTGGCGGCCTTTCCACCTGATACAGATTATCTCCATATTTTTCCTTTAATTTTTTGATTCTATTTTCTTGAAATGCAAATTCATCCATTAAAGTTCTACTATGTATATGCTCTCTCCCTTTCAATTTCCAATCTTTTTGCGTGTGGCTTTCTCCTGTGAAATAAAAATTTGTTGCTTGATAGATATATCCATTATGCCCAAAAGATTTGTCTGCATATGAAACAATTATTAATGGCTTAGGCAGCATCTTTAAGCAAGACGAAACAAAAAAGGATGTGGCGTTTTTTTCTAAATTATCGTTAGTTATCAACCTGTTTAATTCGTAAACTAAGTCCATAAATTTTTCTCCACAGATTGATTTTTTCATCTGCATAGGGATAGCGTTACCAAAAGTGCAAACTCCAACTAACTCAATGCCATCATACATCCCGAAAGCATAGGTAAAAGATGTCATTCTTTTTAGGTAGTGTTTTTTTAGCAGCCACTCTTTGCAATCTAAAATAGAAACTGGAACTACTCTGTATTTGTCTTTTACGCTCATATTTCGCAGTTTTTTTTAAATCCATCATTATAGGATATATTGGCTGCTAATGAAGGATATAAGCATCTAACCTGGTATAACAGCCATTGAAACGGCAGATAACAATCGCTAACACCCACCCATACGGCGAGTGGTTAGCTTGGTGTTGGCAAACATTAAAACGATTTGCTAACACAGCATAAATTTAATTTTGACGCATTCGCTCTCGTTCTTTTTTATCAAAGTAGTATATAAACCTGTTTTTTGGCTTGTCCTTTCCAATTAAGATACTGTCTTTAGTGGCTGTTCTTTGGTATATCGTTTTTTTGTTATTGCCCTTGTATTTTTTTACAGCCCTGCTTTTACCATCGTAAGCAAAGTTTAAAGCCTTATAAACCGTTCCAGAATGCCCAATGTTACAATCAGCCCAAGTAACAACACCTTTATATGTTGTGTATTTATTTTGCAAAGCCTTTAAACATCTGCTTACAAAATAGCTTTCAATATTTTTACCAAGTTCATCTGTAATCCAAAGTCGGGAAAACTCCAAAAAAACACCATCATACTGTATTCTTCCATTTGTAAATACGCAAGCACCCAAGCATCTAAAATTGTGTTCATCGAACAGCCCATAAACAGCCATAATACCAGCAGGCATACTTTTCAAATAATGGTACGCCAAAAACAGGTTTTTAACCGTTTCCCAACTGCATTCTTCAATATGTAATTTCTTTAAGTCCATGCGTAAAAACTAATCTTATGCCTATCCGTTATTTCAATTCGCAAATTGCGATGTGCAAATCTTATTAGTTTTATTTTCAATACAATACCCTTTTTCGGTGTTAATCTCAAATTTGTTCTAAGGTATAATAACATACCTCGCCTGTATAAGTGTCAATGTAATACCAGCCTTGAGAATTAGCGTTTTGGTTGTTTAACTCGGCCATAAGACCACTAAACTAATCTTTTTTTCTGAAGTAATCTAAGTTTTGTTCCTTGGATTGCTCGAAAATAGTAGGGTCAATATTTAGTTCATCGCTTGGCACTAAGCCCATAGGTATAAAATATTTGTCCAGTTCTTCATCTGGCTCCATACCCATTATCTCTTGCTTCTTGCTGCCTTTAATCCACCAGGCTCTTTCCAGCCATTCAATCATTTCCCTTTTGTCTGCTTGCAATTCTTCTATTGCGCTATAATCGGCAACTACCCAAATATCGCCCTCGCTCTTGTAAGCGTTCTTAGCGTGCCTTGTAAATTCATCGGCAAAGTGATCGCACTCAGGCATTATGGCATCAGTCCAGGCTCTTTTCCTAACTTCTTTCTGGTTGTTATAAGTAGTGCCTTCGGGATCGTTAAACAAGATGCTGGGAACGTGGAAGATGTCGCAAATATCTCTTTTGGTTGCTTGGCTATCGCTAATCAATGCAAGGTCCACCGGTGACATTCCTAAATCAATATATCCGAAATCGCCAGCAGTCATAAGTATTCGCCCTTTGTTTTTTGGGCCTCTAATTTTTTTATCCCAGCGCGCTTGCATTTTTTGAAACTGCTCTTCTGTTAGCTGTGGGCGCATACCATTGCTGGTAACTTCGCTTTTGTCGAATAACACCCCTTGCGCTCCTTTGTTATCAAAACTGCTTTTAGCTGCTGCTATATTGCTATTGCTTTTTT